TAAATAAAAGATATGGGAACCGAAAATGGTAGCAATCATCACAGAAAAATTTAAACTACACAATGCTTCGCAGTTTGTTGAATCTTTCACTGAAGCGGCAGCCTCAACTTATTATTTGTTTATTGGAAAATCAACGGCATTTTCTAGCACAAATGATGGAACCGGAGCATCTGACACTTCTCCTCCAACTCCCCCAGACAGTGTGTCTGATGAATTTTACTTTTGGGATCAGATGCTAGGTGCAAAGAAAATCACATCAAGCGATGTTCTTCAAGTCATTCCACGCCGAGATTGGTCAAATGGCACTTCATTTGATATGTATAAGGATGACTATAGTTCTCTCAATACATCTGATTCCGGTGCATCTTCTCTTTATACTTCTACATTTTACTTTAGAACCTCTGCAAATAGGGTTTATAAAGTAATTAGTAACATTCCAGCTGGAGAATTTACAGCAGCTGCTGCATTTAGTGGTTCTGAACCTACTTCAGAAAGTACATCANTATTCACCACTGGTGGATATGTTCTTAAATATATGTACACCATTTCTGCTTCTAATGCAACTAAATTTCTAACCACAGATTTTATGCCAGTGGTTACAGATAGCACTGTCAGCGCAGCTGCAACTGATGGAGCAATTGAATCTTTTCAAGTAACAAATCTCGGTGTTGGTTGCACAGATGGAACTTATTATGCTGCAATTTATGGTGATGGTGCTAATCAAGGAACAGCAAGTGGTGCCGTTGCTAGAATTGTAATATCTAGTAATAAAGTTCAATCTTTTGGAACAAATGCCACTACAACCTCTGGAGTTCATGCTGGTGGTTCTGGTTACACTTATGGAACAATTAACATAGCTTCTGGTTTCACATTTTCTGATGCAGCATTAACTTCTGCTTCTGCAATTGGTGGAACAACTGATCCAGTGTTTGATGTTATTGTATCTCCAAAGGATGGCCATGGTACAAATGGTGTGAATGAATTGGGCGCTCATTTTGTAATGACAAACACCACGCTTACAGGTGCAGAAGGTGATGACATTGCCGCTACGAATGATTTTAGAAATGTTGGTCTAGTTGTAGACCCAACAGACTTTGGCACATCAACAGTCGCAACAGCAAGCACTGCAAGACAAACATATGCTTTGAAGTTTCCTGCAAGTGGAGCAGGAGCAGCAAGTGGAACATTTACTGCTGATGAAAAAATAACACAGGCAACAACTAACGCAATTGGTAAGGTTGTTGAGTATGATGCGTCTTTAAATATTCTATATTACCAACAAGAGAGACATGCAGACTTTGGAACAAACTCCACCACAGGTGCTTACATTGCTTTCAGTGGTGCAAATGCTGTAACTGGTGCTTCTTCCNGTGCATCTGCAACTCCAGATGCGGCGGCAGATAGTGCTGTCACTCTTGCTAACGCTACTACCATCACATTTACAGATGGATATGCTAATCCAGAACTTGCAGCCGACAGTGGAAATATAGTTTACAAAGAAAATCGCAGACCAATATCAAGAGCTACAGATCAAACAGAAGATATTAAAATTATAGTGGAATTCTAAAATGGCAGAAAAAACAGATTTAAATGTTGCACCTTATTTTGACGATTTTGATGAGGATGATAATTTTAAAAAGATTTTGTTTCGTCCTGGCTTTTCTATTCAAGCCAGAGAATTAACGCAACTACAATCTAATCTACAGAATCAAATTGAAAGGCAGGGAAATCATCTCTTCAAAGAAGGTGACATGGTTATTCCTGGCCAAATTAATTTAGCTCCTCAACCTACATTGAAATTGGTGACAACATTTTCTGGAGAGAGTATTGATCCTTCGCAGTATTTTAATGCTACTAATCCAATAACAATTACTGGAGAAACAACTGGTGTTACTGCAAAAGTTACTGGTTTTTCAGCTGGAACTAGTACAGATCAACCTCTACTTCATATTGCTTATACTGGAACTGGCACTGATAGTGAAACCTTTTTCTTTGCTGATGGCGAAAACATAAGTGCTAATGCTGGAATAACACATACTATATCATATGGTTCTGGTGTTGCATCTGCTACAACATTTACTTCTCCTTTAGCCAGCACAGGAACAACAGCACAAGAAGAAGCTCAACCAAATGGTGCAGCTGCCAGAACAGGTGTGGCAGCAGTAATAGAAGAAGGTGTGTATTATATTAGAGGCTATTTTGTTAAATGTAATGCACAAACTTTAATTCTTAACCCTTATACTGAAGGAATGTCTTGCTTAGTTGGTTTATTTATCGAAGAGGAAATTATTACTCCAGAATTAGATACAACCCTTTTGGATAATTCTACAGGCTCTAGTAACTTTGCTGCTAAAGGCGCACATAGATTAAAAATTAAAGTATCTTTAGCTTTCCGAAAAAGAGACACACCGCCAAATTCAGAAAGAATGAAGAATTTTGTTCAATTAATGGATGTTAAAAAAGGTCAAATTAATGCAGTAGTAAACAAAACACAATATGCTGAACTTGAACAGACTTTTGCAAGAAGAACTTATGATGAATCTGGTGATTATACAGTTAAACCATTTGAGTTTAAAGTGCATGAAAGTGTTACGATCAATGAGAATGAGGGATTGTTTGTTGCCGGTGAAATAACAGATGATAATTTTGTTGCAGCAAATGATCAGTTACAATTAGAAATTTCTCCTCATAAAGCATATGTGAGAGGTCATGAATTTGAAACTTTTGCTTCAAAATTTATGACTATGATTAAAGCAAGAGATTTTGAAACAGTTAATGCTGGTGTTACTGTTGCTGAATTAGGAAATTTTGCTAATGTAACGAACATATATGGCAGTCCAGATATTTCACCAATAAGTGGAGAAACTACCGCATTCAAACAGGTTGATTTATATGATGCTGAAACTGCAACAAGAGGTTCTGCATCTGGAAATCATATTGGTGTTGCAAGATCAAGGGGCCTAGAATATTTCTCTGGTACAGCTGGCGCATCTTCATCAAACACAGAGGCTGTATATAAATTATATTTGTTTGATGTAAGACCTTTTACTAAACTTACAATGAGCGGCACTCCAAGTCCAACCCTCACTGCTAATCATTCTAATGGGGGTGTTCAAGTCAAGGGTTCATCATCTGGAGCTACAGGTTTTGTTTTTGCTGATGGAACTAGCGCAGCAACTATTTTATTGACAAATGTTGTAGGATTATTCACAGTTGGCGAAACTATAACTGCTTCAGATTCAGCTGAAACTGATGATATTGTTGAAACTAGTGGGAATGTTGATTTGACGATTTCGATAGTTGACACTTTTCAATTTTCTGATACTAGACAAGTGTTTATGGATGATGACACATCTGGAGAAGACTTTACTGCTGACATTGTTCTAGATCAAGCATCTAATGTATTTCTAGAAATTCTTCTTGAAGATGATGTAAATTCATCTATTGAATTAGAAGCGGGAACAGGCTCGGGCAATATTATCCAGCAAGGTCGAGATACCCAATCTGCTATATTGAAAACACCAGAAAAAAATGCATTGCTATATAAGTTGCCTAAAAAAGTTGTTAAAACATTATTAACAACGACAAATCAGGGCGAATCTGATACACAGTATACAATACGAAAACAACTTATTGGTACAACCACTTCATCTGGTGTTACTTTTAACGCTGGTAGTGGAGAAACATTTGGTTCACATAATGAAAAAGATTATACTCTTTCCATTCTTACAGATGGTGGTGGCGCTGCACAGGGAGATATTGTATCAATTGCCAGCACTCTTTCTGGTGCAGGAACAAGTTCAATAACAATCTTAGATGCTACAAATTTACCAACAGGAACAAAAGTTAAACTTACAGCAACCTTACTAAAAACATCAGCAGCCCATAAAAGTAAAACTGTAAATTTGATGAAAAAACTAGCAGTTAATCCAGGCGACACAGATGCTTTTGGAACTCGTCCTACTGATAGAACAATCTCTTTGGGTAGAGCAGATGCATTTAAATTAGTTGCTGTATTTGACTCGGAGAACACTAGCACAGAGGTAACAATTCCATCATTGACTTTAGGAACAATAACTGGCACATTTACAAGAGGTGAATTAGTAACAGGTTCTGCTTCTGGCGCCACTGCTCGAATTATTGATATTTCTAGTCCTATGGAATATGTTCTTGCAACAACGACAGAATTTGTTGTTGGCGAAACCATAACAGGATTTTCTTCCAGTGCGACTTCAACTGTTACTGCACTAACCGCCGGTTCGATTAATGTTAGGAATAACTATACTCTTGATACTGGAATGAGAGATAACTTTTATGACATATCCAGAATTGTGAGAAGAAATAATGTAAGTTCCCCAACTGGTAAAGTTGTAGTAATTTATGATTATTTTGAACATGGCGCTGGCGATGTTATGACAGTTGATTCATATGTTGATATTGCAGACCAAATGACTTATGAAGATATTCCAACATATACAGCATCAAAAATTGATCCAGACACACCAACACCAACGGGTGCGTTTCCATTATACGACACATATGATTTTAGGCCTAGAGTTGAAAATATTACTGGAACTTCTTCTGAAATTACAACTACGGATGAAATCACTGGTAATTCTTTTGATTTCTTCCATAGACAATATGATGGAACAGGCGCATCAATGTCAGATGTGCCAAAACCAGATTCATTCGTACAAAGTGATTTTGAATTTTTCTTACCTTATATTGCTAACATTGAGGTATCGGAGAAAGGAAAAATAAGCATTTTCAATGGCGCATCAGCCGAAGTACCTAAACCCCCGGCAGTACATCCTAGCATGATGAAAATTGCTCAAGTATTTGTTCCAGCATTTACTTTTGCGCCCCAAGAGGTTCAAATAAAAAGAGAACGTCATCAAAGATATACGATGAAGGATATTGGCGAGATTGAGAAAAGAGTTCAAAATGTTGAATATTATACTTCGCTGAATTTATTAGAGCGGTCGGCACAAGACCTTGAAGTTACAGATGCAAATGGACTAAACAGATTTAAATCAGGATTTGTTGTCGATAATTTTGCTGGTCATAGAACTGGTGATATTGGAAATCCTGATTATAAAGTTTCTATTGATGCAGAAAATAATGAACTAAGACCAAAGCATAGAATGCAACATTTATCATTAATAGAATCAGTGACAACAGATTCTGAAAGAACTAGTGCTGGTTATCAAAAAACAGGAGATTTAGTAACCTTACCTTATACAGAGCAAGTTCTTTTGAAACAAGATGTTGCAACAAAAATCGAATCAATTGTTCCGTTTAGTAATAGTATATGGAAAGGCACCATTGAACTTTCTCCTTTTGGTGATGATTGGTTTGAAACTGAAGTTAGGCCATCAATTACTGTAAGTGTTGCTCATGATTTTGATTTTGCAGCTGCAACTCCAGATCATGTTTTGGGCGCTATGTGGAATTCTTGGCAATCTCAATGGATGGGTGTTGTTGAACAAACTGATCCTGGCGACGAATTTGAAAATAATAGATTTGTAAGATCAATAGAATCAAAAACAAAAAAACTTGAAGTTGCAACTAAAGCAATTGCGAATATTGAAAGACAGGGAAATGGATATCGAATAACAACTAAAGGTGTTCGTCCATTCATTAGATCACAAACTGTTAATTTTACTGGAACTGGATTTAAACCTAGAACAAGATTATATGCATATTTTAATAATAGGCCAGTATCACAATATATTTCACCAAATCCGTTGATAACTGATTCTGCTGGAAGAATTGAGGGTGTGTTTAATATACCAGACCCAATTACTCCTGGCAATCCAAAATTTCCTACAGGAGAAGTTGAATTTAAACTTAGTAGTGATTCAACTAGAGGTGATATGTTAAATATCGACAATCCTATAAGAAAAAAATATGATGCAAATTCAAATGGTCGGGAAACTGAAACAGACGGATTTACCATATATTTTGCTACTGGAATGTTTGACCAATATCAAAATGTATCTTTGGCATTAAGACCACCACCTCCTCCGCCAGCACCTGTATACACTTACAATGCAACGCCAGACACGGGGGGCAATAATTGGGATGGTGATGACAGTGATGGTGATGCTGATGCAGATGCAGATGGTGGTGGTGATTCTGATGGTGATTCTGATTCAGATGGCGATGGCGGTTGCTGGATTGCGGGCACACAAGTTCTAATGGGAGATAGTACTTATCGTAATATTGAAGATTTGAAAATAGGTGATATGGTTATGTCTTATCCAGAAACTAGTAAGACAAGGCGTTGGCATACAGCACTAGAAGTTAAACCTATTATTTCTCTTCTTGTGGGAACTGTAAAAATATGGCACTTAAATGATTCTATGGTTTCTGGAACTGAATGGATGATTAAGGGGGATGGTACAGCAGCCATTGTTCAATGGTTAAACGTAGGTGATACTGTTCTTGGGCCCGATAATAATTTAGTTGAAATAACAAGAGTTGAGCCCGCTCAAGGGGAGTTAGAGACACAAGTTATTTACAACTTTGAAACTAAGGACAACTATTCTTATATAGCAGATGGAATGAGAACAATTAGAGGTCGGGCAGTGAGAGCGGCAGAGGGTGGCTCATGGGGTGAAGATTATTTATCTGGAAAAACTAATGCATATGAAGGTAGTATGAAAGATGAATTTGAAAGAAAATTTAATAGTAAATCTGAAGGAATAAAATAATGTCAAAAAATTTCCCCACTGCGTCAATTCAACCATTGGCTCAAACATTTGAGATTCCACCTGATCCTGGCAAAAATGCGGCTGGAGATACTTTTCGAGGTGGTGCATTCCTTACTTCCGTTGAACTTTTCTTTTTTGGGAAAGATGATGTTTTACCTGTATTTGTTGAAATTAGAGAAACCTTGAATGGATATCCAACATCTAAAAGATTAGTGTTTAGTAGAAAAGTATTGTCTCCAACAGATGTGTCCACATCAACACTTGGTGATGTTCCAACAAAATTTACATTTGAGTCTCCTGTATACATTATGGAAGGCACTGAATATTGTGTTGTGGTAAGTTCACATTCTCCAGAATATAAAATATTTATTGCAAGATTAGGAGAAGATAGTTTATTGGGTGGAAAAAAATTAGATAAACAACCACTTATGGGAACATTGTTTAAATCTAGTAATGATCGGGCATGGGCAATATCTCCAATGGAAGATTTAAAAATAACAATGAATGCAGCTTTGTTTGAAGTTGGATCAAGTGATGGTGCAATAAAAGGTTTTAGTGATGATGATGGTTTAGGAAATTTGACTCTCCATAATAGTCCTGTGCCTAGCAGAACTTTATTGAATAATCCTCTATCATTTACTCATGGGGATACTGCTTTAAAAATAAATCATAAAGATCATGGTATGTATACTACTACAAACAATGTAACTATTGCTGGAGCTAAGTCTGGATTATCAACAACTCTAAGTGCTGGTATTACTTCTACTGCCACTACTTTGTCATTAGTTAGTGGCGCAAATTTCGGCAATACTAGTGGAAAATTTGCAGGGTCAGTAGATTCCACTTCTCGTTGGTATATTAAAATTAATGATGAAATTATGTTTTTTACAGCAATTACCGATACGGCAGTTTCTGCTGTAACTAGGGCTCAAGGTGACACAACTGCGGCGGCTCATGCTGCTGGTTCAGTTGTAGAATTATATCAAATACATAAGGTGCCATTCATTGAAGTGAACAAAACATTTACTTCAATTGCTAATATTGATATCGATTCGTACAGTGTAACTCTTTCAAGTAGTCCAGCATTTGATGGTGGCGCAGGATCATCGGCTGAGAATGGTGGAACAGTTGTTACTGCTTCAGAAAATCATATTATGAATACTGGTGTTCTTCAAATAAGTTCTTTAGACTTAGAACAAACAGGTATAACTGCTTTTGCAAGAACAACATCGGCAACAAGTGTTTCTGGTAGTGAAACTTCCTTTAGTAGAAGATCAGAAGCAAATGAATCAAAAATTGCCATAAATGATAATACTGATTTTGATACTACTCGCATGATTGCTTCCCCAATCAATGAAACAAATGAAATGGGTGGGGCTAAATCATATTTAACAAGAATTAATATGAAATCTACAAGGTCAAATTTAAGTCCAGCAATTGATTTGCAAAGGTCATCTTGGATTTCTGTAATGAATAGAATTAATAAGATTGACAGTTCCTCTGATCTCGCATCAAACCTCACTTTTATTCCTTCAACAGAAGCTGAAGGAGATAATAATGCTGCAATTTATGTAACTAAAAAAGTTATATTAGAAAATCCAGCAACGGCATTAAAAGTATTGCTTGCTGCTAATAGGCCTGCCGACGCTACTATTAAAGTAATGTTTAAAACTTTGTCAAGTGAAGATTCAATAGATTTTGATGATTTACCATATCAGTTCTTCAATACTACCGGAACATCAGATTTGGTTGTCAATTCTTCTTTGGCAGTTAATGATTTTCAAGAATATACATACAGTGCTGGAGTGACTGATGATGGTATTGGCGATCCCTTACCAGAATTTATTTCATTCTCAATTAAAATTATTATGCAAAGCACTAATCAATCTGCTGTTCCCAGACTTAGCGATTTAAGAGCATTAGCATTGGCGCTGTAATGTCAGATAATTATCAACGTATTGAAGGTCATCCAGATTTAGCTAAAGACGCCAATGTTCCAGGCGTTGTTATAAATCGAAATAAAAGCGCATATGAGAAAGCAGTTCGTCAGGCAAATGATGTTAAAGCAAAACAACAACAAGAAGAAGAACAACGAGATCAAATTAGAAACGCAACCAGAGAGATAAATACTTTAAAATCAGAGATGCATGAAATCAAAAATCTCTTGCAACAATTGGTAGATAAGTAATGGCCATACCAACAACAAAAGCAACATTTAAATCATACTGTCTAAGAAATCTTGGATTTGGTGTTATCGATATCAATGTATCTGATGACCAAGCAGATGATCGTATAGATGAAGCATTGCAATATTTCGCTCAATATCACTATGATGGTGTTGAGAGAATGTATTTAAAGCATCTTATCACAAGTGCCGAGGTAACAAGAGCAAGAGCAAATGACACTGCAACTGCTACAGACAAAATTGATAGCACTGTAACTGCTGATTGGTTAGAAGGTAATAATTGGATTCCTGTTCCAGATTCAGTAGTATCAGTTATTCAAGTATACCCTTTCAATGAAGGTTCAACATCAAATATGTTTGATGTTCGTTATCAATTGAGATTAAATGATTTATATGATTTTTCTTCGCAGTCAATACTTCATTATGATATGACGATGAAACATTTAGATTTTCTAGAGCATATTTTGGTTGGAGAAACACCCATAAGATTTAACCAACACCAAAACCGTTTATATATTGATATGGATTGGGCAAATGATGTAACAGCTGATGAGGATTTTATTTTAATAGAATGTTTTAGAAAACTTGATCCCACCACATACACAGATATATTTGATGATATCTATTTAAAAAGATATGCGACAGCATTGTTGAAAAGACAGTGGGGAGCAAATCTTAGCAAATTTAATGGCGTCACTATGTTAGGTGGTGTAACAATGAATGGAGAAACTTTATACAGTCAAGCTCAAGAGGAAATCCTAAGATTAGAAGAACAAATACAACTAGCTTTTGAATTACCACCCATGTATCAGATAGGTTAACTCATGGCGGTCAATTCAGCATTTCACACAAGCAATGTTTCAGCAATTGCTACAGAACAAAGTCTTTATAGCAATTTAGTTATTGAAGCAATACAGATTCATGGCCATGATGTCCATTATCTTGATAGAACTCTTGTTAATGAAGATAAAATTCTTGGCGTAGACAGTTTAGCTAAGTTTACCACTCAAGCAAAAATTGAAATGTATATGGAGAATAATGAAGGTGGATTTGGTGGTGAAAAAGAAATGATGAGTCAATTTGGTTTACAGAACTTGAGTGAAGCAACATTCGTTGTTTCTAAAACTAGATTTCAAGAATTGACTAAGCAGGTCACAATAGAATCTGGAACTGATACGCTTAGTGGTTCAATATTATTGGAAGATGGAACTCTCGATAGTGCAACTGTTGAGGCTTCAGCATCCTTTGAGAGTGGTTATATTATTTCAGAAGCAACATCTACAAATTCAGATCGACCATTAGAGGGTGATTTGATTTTTCATCCTATACTATCAAAATTGTTTCAGATAAATTTTGTTGATCATGACGAACCATATTTCCAATTGGATAATAATCCAGTTTACAAAATGCGTTGTAGATTGTTTGAATATAGTTCTGAAGCATTGGACACAGATATTTCTGCTATTGATGCAATTGAAGACAGCTTGTCGCTTGATACTCTAACACATCAATTCACTATGGAACAAGATTCGGCATCAATTGACGCACTGTTCCTAGAGGATGAGATTGGCAGAATTGTGCATGAAAATGCTAATGATACAGATGGTGACGAAATAGTGGCACTAGAAACTAGTGACATGACAACATCTGCTGGTGTTGTTCTTTCAGAGACAGGAGAGTTCCTGTTACAAGAAACATATATATTAGGTGACGGTACGACAGAAAATAATGTAGATAATCAGGCGCAAAATGAGTTATTTGAAACAGAAGATGGGTCAATTTCAGCAACTGCTGAAAATTCGGTTCTAGACTTCAGTGAGAAAAATCCGTTTGGTGATGTAGGGGGATAATATACGATGTTAGGGCAGCAGTTTTATCACGAAACTATACGCAAAGTAATCGTAGGATTCGGTACAACATTTAATAATATACAACTAGTTCGCAAAGATAGTTCTGGTAATATTGCTCAGTCTATGAAAGTTCCTCTTGCATATGGCCCAAGAGAAAAGTTTTTAGTGCGTCTCAGGGCAGATGCAGACCTTTCAAGTAAAGTAGCTTTAACTCTACCTCGTATTGGGTTTGAAATACAAAATCTTTCTTATGATTCAGCTAGAAAATTAAATAGGGTTCAAAAGTTTAAGAAAAAAAACACGGGGAATAATACGAAAACGATTGATACACAATTTATGCCAGTGCCATACAACCTTTCTATACAACTATATATTTTAGCAAAACAATCAGATGATGCACTACAAATTGTGGAACAAATTTTACCTTTCTTTCAACCTGATTATACAATAACAATAAATGACATTCCTGATATGTCAATTAAAAGAGATATTCCCATTGTTTTAAATGGTATCAACTATGAAGATAATTATCAAGGTGAGTTTGAAGCTAGAAGAGCTATTATTTACACATTAGATTTTACTGCTAAATTTTATTTGTATGGCCCTGTTACATCTAGTGGTGTTATTAAAACTGCTCAAGTTGATCAGTACCTTGATCTTCCTGACAAATCACCAGCAAGAGAACAGCGATATACAGTTACACCAGACCCAGTTAGTGCTGATGCAGATGACGATTTTGGATTTAACGAAACTACATCATTCTTTACGGATGCGAAAAACTTTAACCCAGTGACAGGCGAAGATGAATAACACAATTGATAAAGCATTAGGCATAGTAGAAGAAATTTCAACTGACAATAAAAAACAAGAAGTGATGCCATTACCTCAAGAAGATTGGGGTGATGCGAATGAACATGTGGAGAGAGATTATGAATACCAACGACAAAACTTTTACAATTTGGTCGAAAGAGGAACGGATGCAGTGGAAGGAATACTGGAACTCGCCAAAGAATCGGACCATCCACG